GGAGATAGGTTCTAAGAGAGTTTCTTAATCTTTTAACGTCATTAAAATAATCTTGGAAAAATGGTTCATCTTTAGATTTTAAAGCTACTGCTTTAGCATCAGCTAATAATTCAGTTACTTCTTTAAATAATTCACCATAGTTAGCTGTGTATTCCACAGACCAAGACATTTGTCCGGTTTCGGGATTTGTTGATTTTAAATCTGTTTTAAATCCTCTACTATCAGCCATTTGTTTTTTGTAATTCTTCCACCAATGCGTAGTATTGAAGAAGGTTAATTAAGTGATCATCGTTTACTTTAGTAGATTTATCTACTTCTTCTAATAAATTAGATACTTCACTAATTTTGATCTGGATAGCCTTATCTGTTACTTTAGAATTAAGTTCAGAAAGCATTGTTCTGATTTCTCCAATTTTAGTATTATAAAATTCTCTTAATGTAGGGGTCGAATCTACAGTATTGATAAATTCTTTTAATACTGATTTTTGATTAGAATTTAAACCTTCATACTTACCATTAAATTTTTCTAACAACACACGATAAGTTAAAATACGAAGATCTTTATCATATGATTTAAACTCTTCAATTACATTTTCTTTAACTAATTCTTTGCTTACTTCTTTAGTAGTTAAATGTTCTAAAAGAGTTACTTTATGGTCAATAATTTGGTTAGGATTACTTAGATCATCCTGATTATAAATTTCGGATAGAATGAAAAAAGAAGCATGTACCCTATAATGTGGGAGTTGAGTTTTAAAAAACTCATCTAAATCATAGTGTTTTTTAATTTCTTTAATCAAGTTATATTTTTGTCTTTTTAAAGCTCCTCTATTTAATTTTTTAGAAGTCTCTAATAGGGTGTTGATAATGATATCTGCTTTGCCTTCTGTTAACCCTGTTTTATGGGTTAATGTCTCATATAACTTGTATTCTTTTGATAACTCTGATTTTACAAAATAATTTTTCATGATAGCCGTTGCATGAGAAGATTTCCCAGACAAGGTATCAGCTGTAATCTGTCTTACTAACAGCTCAAAGAGAATACCCGTATTTTTATACTTTGAATGTTTAATTTTCATTCCACGTAGGGTTTATTTATAAATATATCAGGATTTTTGTTCCTTAATGTTATCTTCATTAAGAAGTGATTCTTCTTTACTATCTTGTTCAAATACCAATTGTTTTTTAGACATTGGGATTTTACTTAACATAGTTTCTAGTGCCAGAGGAGATCCACCTTTAAAGTTAGGTTTAATAGAATCTGAGGAGTTATAATCACTTTTAGCTCCTTTTTTACCTAATCTATCTTTTCCAAAAGCATTATCTTGAGTATTAATATTAGATACTTTTTCTTTTGGTCTACCTAGTGTAGCATCCTCATTATACCCATCTGGGACATTTCCAGGATCAGAGGCCATTCTACCTTGACCATATAAAGAAGCTAAATCGTGTGGGGTTCCATATGATTTACCAGTTTCTACTGGGTCATTACCTTCTGCTTCAATTTGATTAAATCTAAATGAACGTTTGGCATCTTCACGAATAAGATCTCTATACTCATCGTATTCATTCTCACTAAATCTAAAGATATTATCGTAAATCCAATCAGTCGGTAATAACTTAGTTTCCATCAATTGAGCTGCTAAATCAGTTTTTTCTTTTAACAACGCAATTCTCTCTTGATCGTAAATGATTGATGGGGTAGTTAAAGATAGTTCAAAGTTGCTTAATTGTTCACCAGTGTATCCTTGGGTATATAAATGAACAGTTGCAATCTTATATAATTCAGAAACTACAATACGTTGAATACGGTCAATTGTGCGAGCAAAACGAATATCTTCAGCAGCTAATGTAGCTTTACCTTCTGTATCCTCATCATACCCTAAAAATGCTTTTGGTACTTTTAAGGCTGCAAATAGTTTATCTCTTAAGTATTCAACATCTTGAATACCATCATAATCTAAACCTTTTGTGGTGTCAATCTTAGTTGCAGAATCATTACCACGAACTGGAATGAAGAAATCCTCCATCATGTTCTGCATGTTGTATTTTAGGTTGTAATCACCTGTTTGTTGGTCAACATATGGGGTACGCTTCATTCTAGAGATTGTTTTCTCCATAAACGCGTCTACTTCATTTGGTGGGATTGAACCAACGTTTACATAATAAATACGTTTTTCAGGTGCACGTACAATTCTATGTACTAACATTGCATCCTCCATCAATGTATACTGTTTAAACAGTTTACGAGCAGGTTCGATATAAGAACGACCATATGGGAGGTAATTAGCATCTGTTAATAAACGGAAGTGAGCAATTTCATAATTATCAAATTTTATATAATTGCCCGAAGGGTTTACACCAGTACCCCCACTACCATAATAACCACCATAGGCACCACCTCCAGTTAAACCATCCGGATCAAATTCAAATACTACCTCATTTGGGTTATCTGGGTTGGTTCCTTCTTTTCTAACAATGTTATATGCTGTGTAAGGGATTACATTATAGACACCAAATTTTTCAGCAATTTCTAACTTTAAGAAAAAATCACCATACTTACACATCTGGCGAACCCACATCCATAGGTTAAACTCTATGTTTAGGATATCATAAAATAAATTATATAACACTTCCTGAATATCTTCATCGGTTGATTTGATACGAAGTACTTCACCCATATCATCCTTTAAAGTACTTTCATCAGCAATAATATCTAAAGCTGAAGCTATAATAGCATCGGTATCCATTGCTTCATAATCACTATAAAGCTGTACTCTCATTGTTTGATAATTGAGAGCTGGGTTATAAACAGGGGCTGCTCCAGTTACATGGAGTCTAGAGAATCTATCAACTAAAGAGTTTGTTTCAATTTTACCTGCTTTTTGGATAGAATTGGTATCTAGTACTTTTAATTGATTACCCCCCACATTACGGATAATAACATCCGTTGAAAATAATCGTTGTAATCTTGAAAATACGCTAGTATCAGCCATTTTTTATATCTGTATTATTGTTATAAATATTACAAGAGCCACTTAATGTCCTCTTTCCCACCATAAGGGTTTTCAATCTGGTAGGGGTTGTTATTCATGCCATTACGAGAATAAACTCCTGTATAATTTGTAGTAGTTTTATTAATACTATTTAATGCCGCTTTAGTTAAATCAATACCTTGTTGTCTAAACTTAAAAGCTGTATCACGCATAAACATAGCAATAGAAAATGCCATAACTAAATCGTCATTGTATCCTTGTTGTGCTTCTGCTCTACCATTTTTCCAAATAAATACTTTCATCTCTTCAAGCAAACGCCTTGATTGAATTGTAACACCTTTATCACCAATGTATTCTTGGAATTTACCTATTGTCATAGGTCGTGTTCTAGATGTCATTGTAAAGCCTGCTACCATTCTGCTCGTATCTGCATATTGGTCAAAATACGAATCAGAGCTGATTTCTCCACTCTTAGGTGAATAATAAAGGTTAGGATAGTTACTATCAATTAATACCTGTAAAGTAGCCCAACCAATATTAGCATTTTCTACTACCATTAAAGCATTATTGTATTCTATTCCTATACGATAAAGTAGTTGACCATATTCTTTAGTACCAATTTGACCTCTATATTCGGCTACTTGGACATTACTTTCAACATCTATAATATGAAATGCTGAGTAATCTTTTCCATCGCCTCTGGCAACATCAGCTACAATCATATAATCCCTAGAGTAATCAGCAGGTTCCCAAATCCATAAATTTTGATCTGCTCCTCTTTTTTCTAATGGGTCTTTAATATATGTTTTTTCGTAATATTCTAGGTATTCAGGATAAAATACAATGTCACCTGAAGTGCTAAAATCACAATCACATTCCTGTGCTGCCATTCTAGGGTCACCTAATAATTCATCTTGCCTATCTCTCCATGTTTGGTCACGTTCGGGGTGAACAAACCATGGTAAACGAATAGGTAAAAAATCATTTTCACTATTTTCAGCAGCTACCCAAGTTTTATGGAACCAGTTACCAGTACCATAAGGAGTAGATAAAGCAATACACCCGCCACCAGTAGCAAGTGTTTGTTGAGCTGAGGCCCAAATCTCACCAATTTGATCAATAAATGCTGCCTCATCAATTAACAACAAAGAAACGGCTTCCGATCTACCAGCATCGCTACTCGCAGATGTGGCTTTAATTTGGGAGCCATTATTTAATCTAAGTGTTAATTTATTATCTTCATCTGCGGGTATTTGGAGCCAAGAAGGTAAGTTATGATACATAAACTTAACTTTTGTTACCATGTTTTTTGCAGTTTCTTGTTTAGTAGCTATACATAAGATGTTTTTATCCTGATGGAATAGCATTAACCAAAGAGAATACCCAGCAGATAAAGTAGAAATACCTAACTGTCTAGATTTTAAAATAATTGAATAAGGATTTTCTTGAACTAACCTTAATACTTTTTCTTGAAATGGGTATAAATGGAATTGAATTCTACCTCTTTGAGGGTGTTGGATAAAACAATATTTTTTCATAAAATGTACTGGATCTTGGGCACATTTTAAATATTCTTGTCTTATTATTTGTTTTAAATCTTGACTACTCATATCATTATTATAATTCCGATTACAGTACCCACAATAGTTCCACCCATCCAGCCTTTATACAAGTTCCATCTACGCTGTCTTCTTAAAGTAGCTTGATATTTTTCTTGTCTTTCTATTTGAGAGTTTTTCTGGTCTATAACTCCGTTTAGGTTATTCTTTGTATCTATAAGATTTGAGATTTGTCCATCCTTTGCTATAATAGCTTGATTTAAATTCTCTATATCCCTTAAGTAACTTTCTAATTCCTTTTGACAGAGGTCACCTTTTTCAAGATCAACTATAATCTGTCTAGCAATTTTTTGAGGAATATAAATAAGAGTATCCCCGTTACTTGCTATAACGCTCTGTGAAGTAGCTTGAAAGCTCAGAAGCAGAAAGCTTATTAAG